CTCTTCGGGTAACCGTCAACCTCAAACGAATTGACATTTCCCTGCAATGTAGCGGTATCTGTTCCGCGCTTCTTTACCCAATTCTGTTTCTGAACTTTGGAAAGTTCTACTTCCTTGCCGTCTACATCAAGAACTACTACAACCTTAATCTCTACGTTATCAACGCGTTTTCCGTCCTTATCCAACGGGCGAACATTGAACTTTTCCTCTCCGGCACTGTTCTTATTGAAAAGCAACCAGGTAAATGCATCAAAGATGGTTGTTTTTCCTGCGGCGTTCTGTCCTTTAATTTTTGTTTTGCCCGAAAAATTTACATCAAGGTTTTTGATTCCTTTGAAATTCTCCAAATGGAGCGATTTTAAAATCATTCGCATTTCACTTTTTCTCCTCTCTTCTGCTTATATGCTTTCGTGTATCTTTCAATTTCCCTATTGATATACCCAGAACCCAAAATGTTATTTACGTCACTTGCGTCATATGACGTGGCGCTTAATCCGGTGATTGCGATACAATTTTTCTGCAATTCAAAAATATAGTCGATGAAAAGATTGACCTTTGTTTTACACTCAATCAATTCCTCGTATTCATCCCTTGGAACGCTCACGTAATCCTTATTCTTCGCCATATAACACCTCGATTCTGCTTGTCGACACTTCGTAAGCTGTCCTTTCTTCCTCTGTGCCATTTAGATAACGTTTCAAATAATTCCGGCTCTGGATTCGTCCATCAAGTTTTACATGGGTGCCGATTGGAAGGTCTGACGCGAACCCTGCGTTTCTCCCCCAGATGATGCATGGGATATAATCTGATTTTCCATAGGAGCGATTAACTCCAATCAAAAGGTCTGCGATCTCTCTGCCGCGCGGCGTATTTCTATATGTTGGCTCCTTGCAGATAAAGCCATCGAGCGCAATATTGTTGCCGTATACGGTTGCGTCCATCTTTTCGATCTCACGAACGAAAACGAATAACGTCAGCCGACTCTTATTTCCCTCATGTCTGTTAAATGATCTGAACTGCCCGGAAACGTAAACACTAACGTCAATCCAGTTCTCGGTTACGTCAATCAATCTCTCCGATACGGTAAGCGGGATAATGTCAGCAGTACCGCTTGTCCTTTCCACCTTAATGTTTAAGCGGAAAAACTTTTCTCCGAACACCTCGTGACTGAATTCCGGGTTTGAAACAATCATTCCCAAAAGAGTTACATTGTTGTTTTTTAATAATTCTTTATCCATATTTTGAAATTCTCCTTAATCCGTGTTAAAATAACTGCAGATAGCTTATGCTATTGCATTTTATTGGAATCATTCAGCTTTGGTCGGGTGTCTGGTTCCAATTTTTTCATTTCAGAATCAAGAACATCTTGAAAATTTTCTCGATCCTCTTTTTTCTGTTTGCCTGCCAACAGTTCCACAAGCATTCTCTTTTCCCGCGTGGTGCAT